AACGCTGATTATGACAGCGCATATAGACAAGGCGGTAGACGAGATAGAGCGCAGACGCAAGGCAGCAGGCAGAGAGGTAGAGTATAAGGCGTTTGAGTTGTATTTTATGCAGGGCAAGGACTATGCGGAAATTGCAGAGGAACTGGAAACGGGCAAGAATACACCGAGACGCTGGGTAACTGCCATTATCAACGAGCTTTCAGTATTGCTTTGGGGCATTGATGAAGAGAGGGCAAAGTAAATGATTGAGATAATAAAGGTATGGCTACAGAGACGCAGGAAGAAAAAGCAGGCGGCAAAAGAGCAGCAGGCAGAAGCGGAACTGATAGAGCATATAGAGCAGGCGTTAAATTTGGAGCTTTACGAATGGCAAAGGCTGTATATCATAACTGGGATATGGCAGCCACCAGAGGGCAGGCGGCATGGCAGGACGCTTGCATACATATTGCGGCTATTATTAGACCAAAGTAAGCCGCTGCTTATATACAACATATCAGATGCAAGAGCATACGCAGACAACCCATTTACAGAGCGACAGTATACGCCAGTACCGACATTTTACGCAGACGGGTTTAGGCGGGATTTGCAGGAAATATATGAGCAGCTGCGGGCAGCAGGCGTGCCAGTAAGAGAGCTGGTATTTAAGCACGGCAGAGACGGTGCGGGAATATCGTGGTAAAATCGTGGGGTTTACATGGTATTTCAGAAAGGTTATAATGGTAACATGAAAAGAGTAGGCAATAGCTTAGCCGTGCAGATGCGGTAGCAGTTACCTACTCTTTTTTGTTTTCATTCTTTAGCCTCTACCCAGCGCATGAAACTTAGGGCGCTGGGGAATGAAAGAGAAAGGAGAGGGACAGTATGAAAGCATGGGCTAAGAGCTTTTATTTATCGGCGGCATGGGAGCAAACCAGAGCCGCTTACTTAATGTCACAAGATTATATATGCGAGCGCTGTGGCGAGCCTGCAAAGATAGTGCATCATAAGCGATACATAACCAGAGACAACATTAACGATACGAACGTAACGCTGTGCTGGGATAACCTAGAGGCATTGTGCCAAGATTGCCACAATAAAGAGCATCATAAGCACGAGACGACGTTACGATACAGATTTGATGCAGCAGGCGGCATACTCCCCCCTATCAGAAACAAAAATTAAAGGGGGAAAATACCGAGGGGGATACCCTAAAAATACCCTGCGGGCGTGCGCATACGTGGTGTAGGGGGTGTGGTGTAGGAGCAGCAACAGAAAGCGGGGTAAAGGAATGGTAACAAAGAAAGAAAAAACAAAAGAACAGCGTATTAAGTCCGAGAAAACCAGACTTAAAGGGATTTTTAAGGAACTTGACGAAAATAAGAAAAAGTTAGTAACGCCGCTGATAGAAAAGGCTGCATTTATGGGCATTGAGCTGGACGATTTGCAGGCGCAAATTGAGCAGGACGGCTGGACGAGTGAGTATAAAAATGGCGAGAACCAGTACGGCACAAAGAAAAGCCCAGAGGCAGAGACATACATAGCCTTAAGCAAGAATTATGCAGCAATTATTAAGCAGCTGACAGAATTAGTGCCAGCAGCAAAACGCAAGACAAGCAGGCTGGCAGCCCTGCGGGAAGAATAAGCGGGAGTGCTGCCGTATAAGAATTATATCTATGAGTACCACGCCAAGATTAACAGCGGCGAAATAACGGCGGGAAAGTGGATAAAAGCAATATATAAAATCATTGTGGACGGGCTGGAAAAGCAGGAATATTTTTTTAATGCAAAGGCAGCCAACAAGGCTATAAAATTCATAGAGAATTTTTGCCACCACAGCAAGGGGCGCAATGATTTACTGAAACTGGAACTATGGCAAAAAGCTATAGTTTCTGTCATTTTTGGCATACAAGATGCAGAAAAAATACGTGTTTTTCGTGAAATTTTTATTGTAATTGGCAGAAAAAACGGCAAGAGTTTATTTGCCTCTGCAATAATTGCCTATATGGCATATTTAGAGCCAGAATACGGGCAGGAAATATACTGTTTAGCACCAAAATTAGACCAAGCGGCGCTAGTATACGACGGATTTTATCAAATGGTACAAGCCGAAGAGGAACTATTAGAGCTGGCAAAGAAACGCCGCGGCGATATTTACATAGCCGAGACAAACACGGTTATTAAGCCTATCGCATTTAACGCTAAGAAGTCTGACGGATTTAACCCGCAGCTGGTAGTTTGTGACGAAATGGCAGCATGGAGCGGGGACGCTGGACTTAAGCAGTATGAGGTTATGAAATCTGCGTTAGGCGCACGTACACAGCCTATGATTTTAAGCATAAGTACGGCGGGATATATTAACGACAGCATATATGATGAACTAATGAAACGTAGCACCAGCTTTTTAAAGGGCAACAGCAAAGAGCGCAGGCTTTTACCATTCCTCTACATGATAGACGACGTAGAAAAGTGGAACGATATAGAAGAGCTGAAAAAGGCTAACCCTAATATGGGCGTATCGGTTAAAGAGAGCTTTTTTGTTGATGAAATAGCGGTAGCAGAAAGCAGCTTAAGCAAGAAAGCAGAGTTTTTAACAAAATACTGCAATATCAAGCAAAACAGCTCTATTGCATGGCTGGAATATGCAACCGTGGACGGCGCAGGCATTGAAAAGACGTTAGAGGACTTTAGGGACTGTTACGCCGTGGGCGGCATAGACTTAAGCCAGACAACCGACTTAACAGCAGCCAGCGTGGTAATTGAGAAAGACGGCAAATTATATGCGTTTACTCAATTCTTTATGCCACGGGGCAGGGTAGAGTATTTGCAGGCTACGGACGGTGTGCCGTATGACATTTTTGTTAAAAAGGGACTGATTACCTTAAGCGGCGAGAATTACGTAAACTATCACGACGTATACGGCTGGTTTACAATGCTGCTGGAAAACTACGGCATAAGACCGCTAAAGATAGGCTACGACAGATACAGCGCCCAGTACCTTATTACGGATATGGCAAACTACGGTTTTCACATGGAAGACGTTTTCCAAGGGGAAAACCTTACACCAGTTATACGGGAGTTTGAGGGTATCATAAAGGACGGTAATTTTAAGATTGCCGACAACAATTTACTAAAGACGCACTTTTTAAATGTTGCACTTAAGCATAACATGGAAACACGGAAATTCAGACCAATTAAGATTGAGCAGCGGGCGCATATTGACGGTTTTGTATCTGTCATAGATGCAATGACCGTAAGACAGAAATACTGGGAAGAGTGCGGCGAGCTGCTTAAAAACGCTGCATAGAAAGGAGAGTAAGCGGCATGAAATTTTTAGATTATCTGTTTCATGGTAAGCAGATGCGGGTAATAGACAGCTATTTTAAGATGCTGAACGGCTACAGCCCTACGTTTACGAGCTTTAATGGCGGCGTATATGAAATGGATTTAACAAGAGTAGCAATTAACAGCTTTGCGACACATTGCAGCAAGCTAAAGCCAGAGATTAC